TTCTATTTCTATATTTATTTTTACTTCGTGATATTGAAGAGCAATTAATGGTAATGCTAAACCTATATTACGACAAAACCAAAATTCTAAAGGAATATATATTTTATTATCTTTAAAACTTGTCATATCAGAATCTGCACCAATCATTTCTTGATAACCATTCATTTTTCCAATAGGTAATGATAATTCATTCCAAATATACATCCAATGTGAATATTGTTTATCAATCTTTTGACCACCAATTTCAACTTCAACTGATTTTAATAAACGATGACCAATAAAATTAACATAACGATCTAATTTTTCTGTAAGAATATCAGTAATATTATCTCTATTGTATAATTTTTCTAATTCTACTTCTACATACATTTTATGCAATAAATCACCATTTCGAGATATTTGACACGTTACACGATTTCCCCAATCAAAATTACCATTAATTGTTTGTTGTATAGATTCTAATGAAAAATTTGTATGACGACGATATACAACTTTAAAGAAAGTAATTTGCGGGTTTCCTGTTAAATAAACATCTTGTGCACCATAAGCAACTAATTGTAATAATCCACCACCCATTTATTAATTAAGCATATAAAAAATTAACTTGCAAAAAGTATTTAAATATGATGAAAGAAAGATGTAGTAAGAAAAGAATACACGTAGTAGATAATACAAAAGAAATTTCAACATTAGATGATATTCATATTAATAGTATAAAAAAATTTGAAATTAAAAATAAAAGAATTGAAGAAATTACAAAACAAATAAAAGAATTGAATATAATTGCAATGACTGATATACCTTGGTTATCCAATGTAGAAATTAGGGAAAAAATAAAAGATTATAATAATGAATTGGATAATCTTAATGAACAAAATGAACTTAATTATTATGAAAATGTAGGTGAAATATTATTTAATTATTATGACATTGTTAATCAAAATGTTAATGTTAAAAAAATAAATCCTAAAAAATATACTATCCTTGAAGCACTTAATATTCAAACAAATGATCATGATTCAAACATAGATAAATGCGAATACAAAGATAAATCAAAATTAGTAAATGAATATTTAGCTATAACAGATAATAAATATATTAACCATCTTGATGGTGAATTTACAAATTCTAAATGTATAAATTGTAATAACGAAATGACTAATTTAGTTCAAGAAGCTTTAATTGTATGTTTAAAATGTGGGTATCAAGATGTTTTATTAGCAGAACAAAATAGACCTATAATGTTATATGATAAAAAAGACGGTATTCATTATAGTTACAAAAGAATTAATCATTTTAGAGAATGGATATCGCAAATACAAGGAAAAGAAAGTACTGATATACCAAATGAAGTATTTGAAAAAATACTTAATGAATTAAAGAAAGAGAAAATAACAGATACAACTAAATTAAATCCAAAATTTATGAGAACAATATTAAAGAAATTAAGAACACATAAATATTATGAACATACTGCATATATTATTAATAGAATTAATGGTATTCCACCACCTCAATTTTCACCAGAATTAGAACAAATTTTATCTAATATGTTTATGCAAACTCAACCACTATTTATTAAATATGCACCCGCAAATCGATTAAATTTTATTTCATATTCTTATATTTTACATAAATTCTTTTTAATTTTAGATATGCCCGAATATCTTGCACTATTTCCATTATTAAAAAGTAGGCAAAAAATTGCACAAAATGAAGAAGTATTTAAGAAAATTTGTAAAGAATTAAAATGGATTTGGATTCCCAGTATTTAAAAATGATTCAATGATTATTATTTATCAATGTATATTATATTTGATACTGAAACAACAGGTTTAATACCAAAAGACTCTTCTAACAATTATTATTCTTATAAAAATACTGTAAAATATGATAATTCTAGAATGATTCAAATTAGTTATGAAATTTTAGATTATAATTTGAATGTTATTATTTCAAGAAATTTTTATATTAATGAAGTAGATATTATTCAAAATTCACAATTTCATAATATTACAAAAGAATTATTAGAAAATGAAGGTGTTACTATAAATGATTTTTGTACTATATTTGAAAAAGATATTCTTCAATGTAATTGTATAATAGCACATAATTTACAATTTGATTATTGTATTTTATTAAGCGAACTTTATAGATTTGGTTTTATTGATATTATTAATAAAATTAATACTATGAAGTTTTGTTGTTCTATGAAAAAAACTAGACACTTTGTATGTAAAAATAAGAAATTTCCTAAATTATTAGAATTATATAATTATGCACATTCTTCACAACTTCAATCATTACCTAATGCACATAATGCTATAAATGATGTTATTTACCTACGAACAGCTTTAATTAAATTAAAAGAAGATAATGTATTTGATATATTTACGTGCGAATAATTTTATATATCAATTATATTTTTCATTAAATAATATTATGACCGATAAACTTAATATTTTGGTTGAAAACAAAAATGAATATTTAGAACATCTTTTAGATATTTCTACTATACCTATTTGTAAATTCTTTGTTAATATTTCAAATAATTGCACTTCATTAAAAGAATTTCAAAATGAATTAGTCCTTTTAACTAAATGGTCTAAACAAAAACAAGATACTAAAATGAATACTATTCATAAATTAATTGAAGAAGACAACGCTACCCCACAATATATGTTAAAAATATTAGCAGAAATTATTTCTAAAAGTATTAAAATAAAAATTATTGAAAATAATTCTAAAATTAAATCAATTAAAGTATATATTCCTGAATGGTTTGAGTTTTTATATAAAGTATGTCTTTTATGTTCTAATGAATTTTGGAAAAATCCTATATTATTTTATAAAAAAGTTTCATCGATTCAAAAACAAAATAACATTAATTCTATTGAAAAAATAACTAAAGTATGTATTAAAAATGCTTTAAGATCATTTGTTCCTTTACATAAAATTATAAATGAAGTATCTACAATCACTGTAGGTGGTGAAATTAATATTACAAATGATACAAATAAAGATCCCGAAGATCCCGAAGATCCTGAAGATCCCGAAGATCCTGAAGATCCCGAAGATCCTGAAGATTCTGAAGATCCCGAAGATCTTGAAGATCTTGAAGATCCCGAAGATCTTGAAGATCCTGAAGATCTTGAAGAACCTGAAGATCTTGAAGATCCTGAAGATCTTGAAGAACCTGAAGAACCTGAAGAACTTGAAGATCTTGAAGATCCTGAAGAACCTGAAGAACCTGAAGAACCTGAAGAACCTGAAGAACCTGAAGAACCTGGAGAATCTGGAGAATCTGGAGAATCTGGAGAATCTGGAGAATCTGGAGAATCTGGAGAATCTGGAGAATCTGGAGAATCTGATAATGATATTCAAGAAAATGAAGATCCTGAAAATACTCAAAATATTGAAGTATCGCAAGGATCTGGAGAATCTGAAGAATCTGGAGAATCTGAAGAATCTGGAGAATCTGATAATGATATCCAAGAAAATGAAGATCCTGAAAATACACAAAATATTGAAGTATTGCAAGAATCTGGAGAATCTGATAATGATATTCAAGAAAATGAAGAACCTGAAAATACACAAAATATTAAAGAATCTGTAAATAAACAATATGATAATAAAGATGAAGTAATGTATTTTGAAATTAACCAGGAATCAAAAAAAGAAAATAATATATTTGAAGATTCAAATAAAAAAGAATTAAAAAATACTAAATCTAAAGAAAATCAAGTAAAAACAAAAAAGATTATAGTAGAAAATATTTTAGATACTCAAGATAATATTGTAGAATCAGATACTAATTCAATTAAATCAACAAGAATATATGAAGAACCAACTAAATCAATAAAAACTTTAATAAAAACTGAACAAACTCAACAAAACATAGAACCAATTAAACCTGTTAATATTTTAATAAACTCTATAGAACCTGATAAATATATAGAATCAAGACAATCTACAAATCTAAAAGAACCTACTAATCTAAAGGAATCTATAGAATTGAAAGAACCTACAGATGTAAAAGAATCTATGGAATTAAAAGAACCTACAGATGTAAAAGAATCTATGGAATTGAAAGAACCTACAGATGTAAAAGAATCTATGGAATTGAAAGAACCTACAGATGTAAAAGAATCTATGGAATTGAAAGAACCTACAGAT